ATGTAGTAGAGGTATGATGATGGTGATGACCATTTGCTCCACCATGATGATGGCGAGTTACATTGGTTCTCTTAGAGACAACGGTTGCCGGTACAGTCAATCTTGGGGAGTTATTGTTCTTATTCCATTGACCGATTCCTTTGATAGCTGTCACGATAAAAGTACCAATCACCAAGACAAATACAATGGTGAACATGATACCAAACATATCGAAGCCCATTCCAAATCCAAATCCCATGGTTATCCTCCAGAATCTTTTGCAAAAGGGGCCTCACAGTATTTGTGAGACCCCTTTGCCGTAATTACTCGTTTTCAGGCTCCTGTTCCTGTGCGGCGGGAGTCTCTTTGGTAGGCTGCACAACGACTACGGGGTTGTTATCAGCAGCCATTCTGCCACCCAGAGCGCCCATAATCAGGCTCTTAATGTCGATGCCCATACCGGCGCTAATGCCTTCGGTTACCTGAGTGGTGCCATTGACGATGTCGGAGAGCAGCTTTGCGCTGTTGCCCTCACCATACATGGTGATCTTATCAACCTTGCTGAGAGGTTCAGCAACATTCTTGGCAATTTCAGGCAGAGCAGCCATAATCATTTCAATCACAGCGGCTTCGCCGTACTTCTTCATAGCTTCAGCCTTCTTGTCGATACCTTCGGCTTCTGCCAGTGCCTTCAGGCGGATAGCTTCAGCTTCGGCTTCACCAACGGCACGGATACCTTCAGCTTCACGCTGACGCTCGATCATCTTTGCTTCAGCTTCCTTGGTGCGGCGATACAGCTCAGCTTCTGCGGCCTGCTGTGCAGCATAACGTTCTGCGTCTGCCTTCGCACGAATTTCAGCATCCAGCGTCTGCTTGGTAACTTCAACTTCCTTGGCCTTCAGTTCGGCAGTGCGCTCAGCACGGGCAATGTCGGCGTTGGCAGAAGAAACCTCGATAGAACGGCGCTGTTCCTGCTCCTGAATGGAGTAAGCGGCATCGGCTTCAGCCTTCTTCACATCGGACTGCTGCTTCAGTTCAGCCTGACGGATGGCCAGAGAGGTCTGCTTCTCAGCAATTTCCATCTCGGACTGCACCTTAGCATCATTGGCTTCCTTTGCAGCCTGTGCCTGTGCGATAGCGATATCACGGTCGGCCTGCGCCTTGGCAACGGCTGCACCCTTTTTGATCTGGGAGATATTATCAATACCAAGGTCTTCAATGACATTGTTCTGGTCGGAGAAGGACTGTACATTGAAGGAGATCATTTCCAGACCCATCTTCTGCAGATCGGGGATGGCATTCTCCTGAACACGCTCACCAAAAGCCTTACGGTCGGTGACCATTTCTTCCAGACGCATCTGACCTACGATTTCACGCATATTGCCTTCCAGAGTGTCCTGCACACGGCGGATAATCATATCTTCGCCTTCGTTCAGGAAGAACTTGGATGCCAGAGACATCATTTCTTCACTCTGACCGATACGGATTTTAACGGTGGCGTCAACCTTTACGTTGATGTACTCTGCGTTGGGAACATAGTCGGTAGTTTTAACATCGACAGAGAACATCTTCAGAGAGAGCTTGTCGAGGCGCTCCAGGAACGGAATACGAACGCCGGCTTTACCGATTAAAATGCGGGGCTTACGGAAACCGGAGATCATGTATGCCGTATCGGGCGGAGCCTTCACATATCCGATAAGGATAAGAACGATAAGCAGTACAAGTACTACTCCAACACCAATAATAATTTCCATGCATTTTCTCCTTTCTGTTTATCAGGTTTTTGTTTACGGCACGATTCGACAGCTTTAGGGTGGCTCTTCCGAGTCATCCGAGCCGACCATTTCCTGCACACACTCTATTCCGAGCGATGCAGCAAACATCGGATGTCTGGCAACCTTATCTAAAAGCCGAATTGTCAGGATTCTTTCTCTTGCGCTCAAAAGTACCACTTCCTTTGCTCAGATTCTGAAAGCCGTTTCCTGCTTATGAATACATTGTACTTAAGAGCCGCTGAGAAATAAATGACTATATCCGCAAAATAAGCGGAGCTATTTCTCCTTATGTAGAAAAATATCTGCGTCCGGATTATTTGTTCTTATGAGCATTATATTGTTCGACATCAATTACGCCAGTAGCCAGCATTTTTTCTGACCACAGCTGCAATGTTTCTACCGCAATCGAAATACGTTCCAGTTCTTCTTGAATATAAATGAAATCCTCTAACTCGTCGCCGGTGATTTTGCCATCAACCGTGATTTCGATAAGGCGTTCTTTCTGCTTGCTCATGGAGTTCAGCGATGCCAGCATTTCCAATACGATCTGGGACAAATCCTTGATCTTAATCTCTGGAACATACTGCTGACCAATAGGACATTGATTGGCACAGTAGTGATTGCACAGGCTCGGCTGCTTGTATCTCTCTGCCATAATCAGCACTTCGTCTGGATGAGGAAGCGAGCGTTCGTTCTCTATTTTTTCAATTCGCTCAGGGGAAATGCTTTCCAAAAGTTCCGCTGCGGCTTCTCTGGTCAGTTGCAGTGACTCTCTGGTTTTATGATATATGTTTTTGTTTTCTTTGGTAGATGCTCTGGCCATATGCAATACCCTCACAATAAGATTGGTATTTATATTATACGGAAAAACGACACAAAACGCAATAAATTGCAACGCAATCATCGTTTTGGGTGAAACCTCACCACAATATCATAATACCTTTCCCCCATTATACATTATCATTGACTTTAAGTAAATAATTGTTTTCTCTTATTCAATTATAATTTACCTCTTTTCTTGATAGCATATTTAAGAGGGAGGTGACAGTATGAGAACCGAGTATCCAGAGCGTTATATTACACTTGGATTGAAAATAGCATACTTCAGAAAGAAAGCAGGATACACTCAGGAAGTCCTCGCAGAAAAGATCGGTAAAAGTGTAAACTTCTTGGCGCAGGTAGAAGGAACCGGCACAACAAGAGGTGTTTCTCTGGAGACGCTGTTCAAAATTGCTGATACCCTTAATGTCTCGCCGTCCAAGTTCTTGGAAGACGATTAAATCCATGCCTATGTAAACAGCCCATGCTGTAAGCAGTTTGCTTACAACACGGGCTGTCTTTTACTATTCTTCCATGACCTCCAACATCATTCTGGCACCCAGCTTAAAGCTGTTCTGAAATATCAGGCAATCAGTGATGGTCTGATATTCTCGCACACAGTCGGTATATTTCTCGAACAGTTCTTTCTGCTCATCCGTCATGGCGGCTCGAAGCTTTTCTTCATTCCTGCAGATCAGCTCCTGCAGTTTCTTGTACTCCTTAGAAGAAGTGTCGTACTCTGTAGGCTCAATGTTGCCGTACCAAAATTCTTCTAACAGTTTCATACCGCATCCTCCCCGTAGATCAGTTCACGGAGGATGATTTCCTCTGCCCGGTTACGGATGCTGTTCATAGCACCAACCCACGCCATTTGGTCGGCAGCTTTCAGTTCCTCGGTTACGCCCTCAGATACCTTCATCTGCTTGATAATAAGGGACAAACGCTCCTGTGCCTGTTCGTTCAGATCAGCGAGGTATGTCCAGAGTTGACCGCTGAGAACAAGGTCGTTAAAACGGATCGGATGATGCTCTTTCAGATATTCCCGGTGCATTCGTCCCCATTTCCCAATGGGACGGTTTTCTTCTGGTACAGAAAGCTCCGGAACATAATAGTCACCGCAAAGCGTGTACCATAGATCGTTGCGTTCATTATATATTCTTTGTTTCATGTGATTACCTCCTTTGACCTCATTGTAGTAGACTTCAAAGGAAGTTACGAATGTGCGGATAAAATAACGAGAGAAGCCTGTTTTTACACAGATTTCTCTCGTTTTATCATATATTCAAAACATAGTGATTGTCTTTCCCCTCACACATGGGCCAATAGAGCAATACTGCATGGCGCTTTTTTCGGTTGATTACTCATAATGAATGGCCCCCTGAACCTGTATAATTAAGGGTATTATAGCAGGTCAGGGGGCGTTCGTCGATAGATCTTATGGAATTTCGGTGAAAATGCAGGTCTTGTGCAGTCTTGCCTGCGTAGCCTGGCAG